TAGTAGGTACATACCGATCAAAACCAATGAGGTTCTCCAATCTAGACCGTCTGCTTTTTGTTGGATCCTTTGTATGGTTCGCACACTGGGCTACAAAAGTTTCTGAAGTAATCTTTAATGTAGTCTTCTAATGTTGACCTTATATACAAGCGGTTCTAAGTACTCTAGGAGACGCTGTAGCAGTGTCGTTGACTGGTTCTGCACTCAATACCTTCCCAGACATAAGATTGAGGTTGAGGTGCTTCACAGAGGTCTCTTAAGAGAAGGTGTGTATGGTTGGTGTACTGTAACCGACTGTACTTGGAGACCTAGAAGTTTCCTGATTGAAATACACAATCGTCTCAATCCAGAAGATTACATCAAAACTCTTCTTCACGAACTACAACACGTTCTTCAACACGTTCGTGGTGACTTGAGGGATAAGAGAGGTATTCGTTGCTGGAAAGGTATTGATTGTTCTGAACTGGACTATGAAGACCAACCGTGGGAACTTGACGCTCACTCAATGGAATCAGTGCTCTATCAAGAGTACTTGACTTCACTCTGAAAACCCTATACAATAACCTTTGTGGAGGTTGAAAAAACTATGATCTCAATGAAAGCTCCTAAAATCAAAAAGAAATTCGTGAATGTAATTCCTAAGAGTTCTAAAGCAAAGAATCGCTTTGTGAACCAGATGGATAGTCTTCACGCAATGGAAGTAGAACAAGAAACTGATACACAATTCTTTGTTGTATCAATCAATCGTAGGTACTGTTTTTGGATTAACAAAGAAGGTAATGAACATTGGGAAATACTAACTAAATAAAAATGCCTTAACTGACCGCAATCTTTAAGGTTGGAGGAGAGTTTTCTCCTCCATTATAATATAAATATTAGTGCGGTCAGTTTAAGAGTAGATGAAAGAGTATTATACTTACGCTTATTTGCGTGAAGACGGAACTCCCTACTATATTGGGAAAGGAAAAGGCGGAAGAGTTTATGTAAAAAATAGAACAACAAAACCACCAATAGATAAAAATAAAATAATTTTTCTTAAGAAAAATTTAACCGAAGAAGAAGCATTAAAACACGAAAAGTATATGATTTTTATTTTTGGTAGAAAAGATTTAGGAACTGGTATTCTAAGAAATCGTTGTGATGGAGGACAAGGAACTTTTCGTCGTGTTATTACTGATGAAGAAAGGGAAAAAATGCGCCAGAGGGAAGTTGGAAATAAAAGATGTTTAGGTAGAGTTTTGAGTGATGAAACTAAAGAAAAAATAAGTAAAGCAAAAAAAGGTAAAAAGTTGAATGAAAAACAAAAAGAAACTCTAAAAAATAGAAAACCTAAACCTCTAAAAGATAATCCATCTCCACACACACTTTATATGAGAGAGTGGAGAGAAAAAAACAGAGAAAAATGTAGACAGTACTTACTTAAGCATTTGCAAAAAAAGGAGATGATGTAAAATGATTGGATTGATTGCTGGATTGACTTGCGGAATTAGCACATTCTACGGGTTAAACGACAACACTCACGGTCAAGTAACTGCAAATGGAGAACGATTTAATGCTTATTCCTGGACAGCAGCACATCCTTATCTGCCTATGGGTAGCAAAATCAGGGTAACAAATCAAAGAAATGGTAAACAAGTGATTGTCCGTGTAAATGACCGTGGACCTTATAGTCACGCCGACCTTGATTTGTCTTATGCCGCATTCGCTCATATTGAATCTTCAAGCAAAGGAAATGCAACTGTTTGTTGGAGAGTCGTAGGATGACGAAACCATCAAAACCTTTGATTTTTCTGTTTGTATCATTAGTACTCCTTGATTTGGTATTGATTGGTGCTATACTGATGCACGGAAAAGCAAACTTTACTGAACTCTTTAAACATCTTTCTTGATATGAAAAAACTTCTTGCTCTTGCTGTTCTTCTTTGTGCTTCTCCTGTTTTTGCACAAAGTCGTCCATTTACATATGAAACTCCTTGTGCTCTTGAAAGTAAGGATGAGTTTCAAATGGACACTTGTAAAGTTGTAGAAACCCGTGAGAGTACTGGAGCACTTCGGAGTCGTAATATCTTTTCCAATAAGTTTGGTCTCACAATTAAATCCCGATTTGATGCGGAGAAAGGTTTTGTAACTTGGGATAGTCACAATAAGTTTGAATATAAGTGGGAGTATAAAGTTGGTGGAGTTGATGGACTTGGTGCTTGGACAGTTGTGATGCCTGGATTCTATCTACAAAACGTCAGTTGGGATTGATTAAATAGTAATAGAATATAAGGAGAACTATGGTTGTTCTATTTGCATCAACCATCATTTCTTGTAGTGATGCTTTGAGTATTATTCATCGCATCACTAAAGTTGTAGGATTAACTGAACTTCAAAAAACAGAAATAGTCCAAGAAATCCGCAAAACTATTCCCTTTTGTCCTGTAATCGTAAAAAAAGATGGAAAATGAAACCTACGAAGAGAAGTGGAATCGAGGACTGACTTTGTTTGAGGAAAGTGTATTGAAACCAGACCACGAACTTCGCAACTGTGCTCACAATCAAAAGTGTTATAACGAACTGATGTCGGTTCGGGAGGTTGTGCTAGAATATCTCAAAACACTAAGAAAATGAGTTCATCTTACATATACCTTATCATATTCTTTTGTATTGCTTACTTGATAATCACAGACCAATCAGTAGCAAAGGGGTTTTATATGCTAACCCAACTAGCAAGAGTACAATATGAAAAAGTTAAATGGTGGGTTCAGCATTCACCTTCTAATATTTTTGTTCGTTGGTTAATTCACAGAAGGTCTATGAAAATGGCTAAAGAACTTATGAAGGAGTTTGAAGAAAAGAATAAATAGTAATATCTGTTGAAACCGCAATCTCTACAGATAAGATTAGGTGCTCTTCGGGGCACCTAATCTATTATAAATAATAATGCGGTTTCAATAGAATAGAAATGAACTACCTTAAGGTTTATTGTAATCTTATTAGGAGAGCAGAGAATAGAACTCCTCCCGAAGGTTATACTGAAAAGCACCATACATTTCCAGTAAGTATATTTGGAAAGAATAAAAGGATTGTAGTGTTAACAGCAAGAGAACATTACATAGCACACGCATTACTTGAAAAAATTTATATTAAAAGATATGGATTGAGAGATGTTCGTGTTATTAAAATGACTTTCGCACATTGTATGATGAAATCAAATGATAGATATTTCAATTCATATCTTTATGAGAATGCAAGAATAAGATTAAGTAATTTATCCAAAGGAAGAACACTTACGGAAGAAACTAAAAAGAAATTAAGTGAAATTAATACTGGAAATAAAAATGGATTTTATGGAAAAAGTCATACTTATGAAATAAGAAAGATGATGAGTGAACTTAAAAAAGGAAATAAAAATGCCCTTGGATATAAAATGACTAAAGAACAGATAGAAAAATCCAGACAAAAAAGAATTGGTAAAAAATTAAGTGAGGAACATAAACAAAAGTTAAGTCAACATATAAGTGGAAGAAAGTGGTGGAATAATGGTGCGGAAACAAAAATGAGTTTTGATTGTCCTGGTGATGGTTGGGTTCTTGGTAGAGCAAAAGAAATTAAAGGAAGAAGATGGTGGAATGATGGACGCACAACAAAAATGAGTGTAGAATGTCCTGGTACTGGATGGATTGTCGGTAGGTTAAAATTAAACACTAATAAGATAATAAATAACTAAAAAGTATTTGTAAGATGGAAGCACAAGATTTTCGTAGTCTCCAAGAAGCATATATGAGAGTTTATTCTGTTGATGAAGGTTTGATAAAATATCCTTGGGGGAAGGTTGTTAAACAAATAAATAAAAAAATGAAATCTGATCCCGAATCGGCGCAAGAACTGAAAAAGAGACATGAAAGACTTCGTGATCTAACTTCCAACGAACTTGGAAAACCGAAATATAGACTACAAAGTAGTGAGAAAAAATCAAAAGAAAAGTCTAGAAATGAAGAACTGGACATCTACGACATCATCCTTTCACATCTTCTTGATGAAGGATATGCTGAAACTCCAGAAGCAGCAGAAGCAATTATGGTGAATATGAGTGAAGAGTGGAGAGATAGTATTATTGGTTGAACCTTGACTTAAAGACCAAGACCTGATAAAATAGTAATGTGATTGAGGACAAAACTATGTCTCGCACTTTCAGGAATACAGAAGGAATGAACCGTTGTGCTCTTCGTCATCCGAAGACATCAAATGAGCGTAAAAACCTCATCGGTCTGCTACAAGATAACTATGTTGAAGAGTATGAAATCTCTGGTCTAAATCATCTTCATCATCGTCTTGCAAACTGTCCGACAGCAAACTACGATAAAGTAGTATCAGCATATTACGAGGAGGATTATAAGTTCTAAATAACACTATATCTGGTAATACATATATGCTATCAACTCAGTATCGCCTCCGTGTAGAAGCAATCTGTGAAAAGATTGTAAAAGGTGAAAGTGTAGAGTTAAGTGAAATGATTTGGGTAGAAAAACTAGCAGCAGCAAATAGAAGTGCAGCAACACTTCTAAGACAAGCACGAAGAAAAGCAGCAAATCCTGAAATGACTGAGGATAGTCTGGATGGTTTCCTAAATGCTCTTGATTTAGGACATCCAGACCCTACAGAACATCGTAATAGATTTGATGGTGCTGATGATATTGCTGATTTCTTCCGCAACGACGACAATATGAGACGAGACTGAAGACACTTTAAAAACCGTCCACACCTCCTTGACTTTGAGTTGAGGAGGTCTTATAGTATGTGTATTGATTCCGCAAAACCTACATTATGTACTCCGCAAAAGTTACATTGAAGTATGATAGCACCTGGGAACAGACCCGTGGTATCTATGATGAAGAAATGATTCCTGAGGAGCACATTACTTTTGAGGCTCCTGTGGAAGATATGAATACCATTCAACTCTTTCAACTTTTCTCAAAGTTTGCTGCTGCGATGGGACATAATGAAGCAGGTATCGCAAAGGGGGCTGCATATGTTGCCTTCAACGAAATGCGAACCACCGAAGATATGCGTAAGACCGCAGATGATTATGATGTTATTCTTGTAGAAGATTATCGCAAAAAACTTGAAGAGTATGATGCTCAACAGGATAAAGAACTGAAGAAACTGGAAGCACAAATCCGTGACCTGAAAGCAAAACTCTCCCGTTGCCAAAATCCTGATAATCCAAACTATACGGATGAGGAAATGGATGCGATGACTGCAGAGTATCATAAGGAATGGAAAGGTCTGGTTCCTGGTAGTAGTTCTGCTGTGATGATGGGTTGTAAATGTCCTGTGATGGATAATGAAGAAATGCCCGACGATAAAAAATGGGTAAATGGTGACTGTCCTCTTCACGGTAAAGTAAAATGAAACCAAAACTTCGTACTATTCTTGAGGTAGCAATCAACGAAGGTATTACAGTAGGTTATCGTAGAGCACATAAGCATACAGAAGAACCCAGTGAGAGTTGGGTGATTGAAACGATTGAGAATGAGATTATGAACTGTATTGACCTTTATTTTGATTTTGAGGAAAATGACTGAAAGAGCAAATGAGTTTATGAGTTTCGTATGGGGCCAACGAAACCATCAAGGTGCTGATACGGAAGAGAAGTTAGTTGCTGCTATTCTTTCTCTTGCTGCCGAATATGTAAGGTCTTATACAGCACAAAATGACCTGATTGTATTAGATAAACAAGACCTTCTCCAACTTGCAGAGGAAATCAAAAATGAAACTACTTGAATACCGACAAAAAGAGGACTTTGGAACTGAACACATCTTTACTCTAATCAAAGGAAAACGAAGGTCTTTTATTCAACTGGGACTTTCTTGGAATGAATATCCTGGAGCACCTTATTTTCAACTTGCAATGGGAAACAATCGTGTGATTGATATTCTCTTCTGGTGTTGGAAGTTTGGTTTTGCTTTTGAGTTGCTTGGTATTACTTGGGATAGTTGGGAGAATTAATTATCAAAAATTGATAAATATATAAAGTATAAAAGTGCGTAATAATTAGATATGGCTGTACTTGGAGCAACTTCTTTAACTGGGTGTGATTCTATTCCCTCATTTATTGCTGCAGGAACAAAATCAATATTTCAAATGGCAACATCTCCAACCAGTTGGACAAAAGATACTACTCCAAATCAAGCAATGTTGAGACTTATTAATGGAGTATCTTTAGCGCCTGGTGGAAGTAATGCATTTCCTACTATATTTTCGGCAACTAAGGCACTTAGTCTTAATACATCCTTCGAATCAATTACTGCAACAGTTGGTCAAACAGCAGCTCATACTGCTTTAGTTACTTCCAGTTCTGATGGTTCTGGTACTGTTCAACCAGCATCACTGAGCACCGCACAAATTACACCACATACTCATCCAATGATTGTCATTGCAACAACTCTACGAGATACAGGAGGTGGATCTGGTGGTAGAAATCCACCACTCGCAACCAGGGACACCGGTTCTTCCGGTAGTGGCCAGACACATACACATACCTTTCCAGGACACACTCATGCAGTCGCTGCTTCTCCAACAACTTTACACAATCACACGGTTGCTGCACATTCGCATGGATATAGTACAACGCAAAATTTTGCACTTGCATATGTAGATATGATAATTTCTACAAAAGATTGATAAAATAAATATAAATCATAGGAGGTGGAATAATGGCAATTTTAGGTTTAGATACTCTATCTGGATGTAGTTCAATACCAAGTTTTCTTGGAGGGTCTGCCGATACTCCATCTAATCCAACAAAAACAATATTTCACAATACAAATGCCCCATTAAATTGGGTAAAGGAAACTACTTCCAATAATGTATCTATGAGAATCATTGGTGGTGCAAATGGTTCTTCTTTAACTCCTGGTGGATCTGTCCCATTTACTAACATTTTTACTGCTACTTCGTATTCAGTTTCAACCGCACAAGTTGGCAGTCCTACTTTAGATAGCTCTCCAACTGGAATAGATGTGTCTCCTGATATATCTCCATTTTCAAGCGATGCTGCAACTTTAAGTGAGCCTCAAATACCTTCACATGCACATCCTTATGCAAGTCCTCCTACTTTTGCACCATCTTTCACTTATACAATTGGTACACTTCCACAAAGTGGACCCGGATTTAATCCAGCAATAACTGGAACTAACACAAGTCCCGGTGCTCATACTCATACAATGAATGGACCTCATACTCATACAATAAGTGGTAGTAATCATAATCATACTCTAAACACAGTGGGTAATCATGCTCATCCATTTACTTTTACTCAAGAATTTAACGTTTCGTACGTAGATGTTATTATTGCAACAAAATCATAAAATTTTATAAAAAATGGCAACTCTTCAAGCAACATCACTTATAGATTGTTTGTATATTCCAGATTTTATTGCATCTGGAACAAAAATGGTATTTAATAACGCTACAACTCCCACAAGTTGGACAAAAGATACTACATATAACAATTATACTTTTAGAGTAGTTAACGGATCAGTTTCTACAGGTGGAGAAAATCCATTTTCCAGTCTCATGTCATCTACATTTCCAATTTCAGGTACTGTTACTGCAGTAACTTCGGGAGCTGGTAGTGTTGCACAAAGGACGCTTTCTTTAACTTTATCTACAACTTTTGCTAGTTTTATTGCTCAACAAAGTGCTGCACAAACTCCTCCACATACTCACACTTATTCTGATCCACCTGTAGTGCAAGCAACGTCTGGAGCAACTTCGATTTCACTTAGATCATCAGGTACTAGTAATTCTATAGGTGATGGATTACAACATAGTCATAATTCTGCTAGTGTACCTCATGCGCACACACTTCCTTCTCCGCCGGCGCATAATCATCCATTTACCGAAACTGGACCACACTCGCACGCAAGTATAACAGGAACACAAAACTTTGCTGTTAATTATATTGACGTAATTCTTGCATCTAAAGATTGACATATTATTTTTTTTAATTTATACTGCACTTAGTTAATTAAATTCTATGAACTCCAAATTAATTGAAAATAATTATGTAGTAATCCCTGGATTTATACCATCGTATAAAGCAGTTGAGTTATCTAAAGAATTTAAATCTTATTGCGAAATTAATAATTTGTCAGGAGATTCCCAAGCTCCAAATTCTTATAGTAAATATGATTATATTTCTTTTCTGGAATTATTGTGTGAAAAAAATCAAGAAGTTTCTTCTATTTTGGAAGAAACCGTTCTTCCTACATATGCATACTCTAGAGTATACTTTAATGGAAGCGTTTTAGAAAAACACCTGGATAGAGATGCTTGTGAAATTTCTTTGACTTTGCATTTAAACGGTGATAAGCAGTGGCCAATACTTATAAAAACTCCATCGGGAGAAGAAAGATCTGTTATTTTGAATCCGGGAGATGCGATGATGTATCTTGGGAGAAGTGCTGAGCATTGGAGAACTGAATATGATGGTGATTATTATACGCAAGTTTTCTTGCATTATGTAAGAAGCAGAGGTGATTGTGCTTATGCGTATTTTGATAAAAAAAATAAAAGTCAAAAAAATATTGATGATAAAGGTGACAAAGTTGATATTCAACAGAAACAATTTAAAGAAGAACAAGATAAAAAAAACGAAAAAGAAAAAAATAATTCCACAAACTTGATAGTTGCAAAATCTAAAACAAAATTGGAAGATTATATTCAAGTATTTGATGACATTCTTTCTGCTGATTTTTGTAGTGAAATTCTGGAGGAATATAAAGAATCCAACGAATGGAGTGATGCTCTAGTTGGAACTGGAGAAGTTAATAAAAATTCAAGAAATTGCAATCAAATTATGATTTCCGATCCGTGTGTCATAGAAAAAAATAAAGAAAAAAGAAAATATATTGACGAGACAATATATAACAATTTGTTAGGCGGAATTCAAAAATATAAAGAAAAATATTCTTCTTTATTCCACGAAATTGATACTGGATATCAACTTTTAAGATACAAAGAAAATCAATTTTATTCACAACATACAGATTCTTTTAAGCAACAGCAAAGATCTGTGTCAATTTCTATCCAATTAAATGAAGATTATGATGGTGGTGAGTTTGCATTTTTTGATCGAGAAATAATGATAAGATCTAAAACGGGATCTATCATTATGTTCCCATCTAATTTTATGTATCCACATGAAATTATGCCTGTAATTAGAGGAACTCGTTATTCGATTGTGACCTGGTTGGTATGAAAAATTTTTATACAAGGGAAATACTTGATGAAGAAAGTGTTAGGTTAATAAGAAATGTTCTGGATCAATCCAATACAAATAATTTTTGGTCAAATGGATTAAATAGTGGAGGTGGATTTTCTAGAATTAAAAATAATGTAGAACTTTCTAATATTCATTTTGTTAATAAAATAAATCAGTTAATTATGAATTCTCTTGACAAAGATAGTTCATTCATTAATTTCACTGCAGCAAAATCTACAAGTTTAAATATCATTTCAAAAACAACATCTGGAGGATACTATAATCCACATTATGATAATTGGAGTAATGGTGATTATAGCACAACTGTTTTTTTAAATGAACCGGAAGAATATATTGGCGGTGAATTGTGTTTGTATGTTGGTGGAGAAGAAGAAATCAAGATTAAACTTAAGTCTGGTTGGGGAATAACCTACCAGACTGGAATTTTACATAGAGTAAATAGAGTAGTATCTGGTACTAGATATGCTTCTGTTTTTTGGACCGAATCTTTGATAAAAGATCCACTGATCAGATATATCTACGGTGAGATTTGTGAAATCCAAAAAAATATGGTAAAATATGAATCATCTGTTCATTTATCTGATTGTTTAACCGCTTCAAAAGATCCACATTTTTCCTTAGAAAATTTGAGGATGCAAATTTTGAGAAATTATTCTGGTAAATAAATTAAAAGAGGATTATTACTATGCAAATGAAACCTGGAAAATTTTGTCCACTTATACGTAAAGATTGTGTCGGATTAAAATGCAGTTGGTTTGCTCAAGTTCGTGGAATGAATCCAAATACTGGAGAAATGGTTGATGAGTGGGGATGTGCAGTTGCTTGGATTCCTATGCTTCAAATTGAAACCTCACAGCAAGCAAGACAAACCGGAGCAGCAGTAGAGTCATTTAGAAATGAAGTTGTAAGATCAAATGCTGAAAATCAACAACTTTACTTAGATTCTATAGATAAAATTAAAAATAATATTTTATCTGCAACTGTTATTCCATTAGAAAATCCAATAAATACCATTGGACCTGCTAGAGAGGACGAAAAAGACAATGACAGTGAATAGATTACTTTACATTGCTGATGATGGAACTGTTTCTTTGAATGATGTTAGTTTAATTGGCATTGACAGAAAATATTTTGATTGGATACCAAGCAACATTCATGCAATCCAATGGTATGGTGATGAAATTGGTGGAGATATTGAATTTAAACCAAGCACTCCTCTTGGTGGAGATAAGCCAAATAATGAAAGATTTAGTGAATTGGGTGAATGGACTAAGTTAGTTGATATTTTTAATGAGGAAGTCGTAAGAAGAGAAGAAGCAGAAAGAGTACGTTTAGAACTAATAGAAGCTTCAAAAGATTATTGGCAAATTCTTAGAGATATTAGAGATTACAAACTTCTCCAATGTGATTGGACACAACTTCCTAATGCTCCATTATCTGAAGAAAAAAAGCAAAAATGGGAAGTCTATAGACAACAACTTAGAGATTTGGCAAATAATATTGCAGACCCCAAACCTCTTGTGAACGCATATGAAACTGGAGAAGTTCATCCAGATTGGCCAGTTCCACCACAATGAGTGAGTTAAAACTATGAAAATTAATGGGTATGATATACAACCTGGAAAGGATTTATCCAATCTAGATTTTAGTAATCTTGACTTGGACTATTTAAATTTTCAAGGATGTTCTTTAGAAAATACTAAATTTATTGGGGCAAATTTAAAGGGAACGAATTTGAGATTTGCAAACCTTAGAGGTGCAGATCTTTCCGATTCTAATTTGGAAGAAGCAGATTTGACAGGTTGCAACTTAAGATATGCAAATCTTACAAATTGCAATTTAATAAAAGCTAAAATGTTTAATATTGAAGTCTACCAAACAATTTTTAATGGATCGTATAATGATGCAAAGAATGAAGATGTAAATAATCTTCAGAGAGAAATTGAAGAACTTAAAAAATATAAAAAGTTTTATGAAGAATTTAAGAGTAAAATGCCCTGACACTTTCTAAACTGTCCACCAAGACCCGCAAAGGGTCTTTTTTTGTGCTATAATAATCTTATACACACAAAACCTATGAGATTTCGTAATATTGAGTTCCGTTGGAGTAAAGGCAACAACAAGTATGAACTCGTTAGGTGGTATTCTCACAACTCTGGTGAAAGTTGTTGTGTCGTTGCTTTCTTTGATAGAAACAAAGAGGGTTATTATGATTTACGAACAATAGGAAACAGATTTTTTGAAGACAAAGACGCATTCATAGTGGGAAAACACGCAATTGAGTTTCTAAATGCTATGTCTCAACAATTGCGTGATGAGGAAGAGTTGGAGTAGTTCTATAAATAATAGTGCTTATGTGTGTCGTAACCAGAAGCAAAGATTAGGTGTCTTCGGGCACCTTTTCTTGTATAAATAGTAATACGACACGACATAAAGCAGAACTATGGAAACTCCAAAAGAGTATTACTATACCTATTATTCTTACGAGGAATATGGTAGAGGATATTTTGGTAGTAGAGGTTGTAAATGCTTACCAGAAGAAGATGTGAAGTATTTTGGTTCTTTCTACGATAAAACATTCAAACCAACTCAAAAGATAATAATCAAAGATGATTATGCTACAAGAGAAGAAGCATATACAGATGAAATTATTTTACAACAATATTATAAAGTAGTGGAAAATCCACACTTTGCTAATAGAGCATATCAAACTTCTGAAAAGTTTTATGTTTCAAAAGAACAAGCAAAAAAAGGAGATAAAACAAGAAAAAAACTTGGATTGGGATTA